TCCTGCACCTGTGGCTAGCGAAGTTACTGAACTTTGCCAGTCTCCTGCCATCTTGACAGCCATTCCAACAGCGCCAACCGCAGCCAACCCAAACCCAGCCAAGAGTATTTTCGCACCGCTAATGCCTTGTGTTAAGCCGGTTAGGTCACTGCCAAATTTTACAACTAAGCTCTCAAGCTCTGCCATAACATCGCCCCTATAAAAACCATGAGCCAGTCTAAATCGACCGGCTCATGGCTCTTACTGGCAATATTCAGTTATCTATTTTGTCTTATCGTTGACGCGGTTTCCTTGGTAGATCGTGCTCCCATACGATCTCTACGATATATCCCTTGCGCTGTAAATACTCATAGCGCTTGGCATCTTTCTCTCGTTTGCCAGGATGAGCATCACCGTAGCCACAATGTTCACAGCAATGCCAATAACACCCATTTAGCTCTACAATGCGATTTTCAGAGGCAATATAGAAATCAACGCGATACCACCCTATACGCTTCTGTCGCTCGTACGCTTTCCCTTGAGCGTCGAGTTGTTGAGCGTAATATTGCTCAATCCATGAGTCAATGATCTTTTCTGAACTACGACGAAGTTGCTCTACTTGAGCGTTCTTCTCATCCTCGGATAAGGCTTGCCATCGACGTTTACGTACCAGTGAAAGATTTGCTTTGGCCTCATTGGAATATGTGGCACCCTTCCTAGCATCAGCTACTTTTGCTTTATGTTCAGGAGAAAGTTTCTTGCCTTTTTGAGAGGTAGATTTCTTTTCGTTCCACGTCTCGTACTCCGGTGTGCCTGGAGTTTGGTACGCAGATTTGGCAATTTTATCTCTCAGTAAGTCGCCTGTGAGCGTCCCCTTTTCCCACACTAATTTATTCGCTTTAGATATTTTTTGTTTAGCAGTAAGGGTAAAAGTATGATGAATGTCTTTCCCCAAAATCCCAAGGTGGTCGGGGTTGACACACATTGAATTCTCGCAAGAGCAAGATAATTTTGCTCCTTCGGGAATTAGCCCTTTATGATACTCATAAGACCAGCGCTGAGCAACGATGCCTTTACCCATTGCGTCATAGACACAGCGACCAGTTGAATCGACGCGCCCAAGCCAGAGCCAGCATTCAGTTTGGCTATCCTTTTGCACACGCGAAAAGAAATCAACGGTTGGCTTTCTATGCCTTCCTTGGCTAGCGGCTTCTCTCCGCTTCTCTGTTATGCTTTGCCGATATGCAGGATCATCCCACTTCTTTTGAATGCGCAGAGAACTTTTTTGAACATATTCCTCATACTGGGGAGAGTTTTTCCATGCATCGTATTCTGGCGTACCTTTTTTGGGGATTGGCATTACTTTCCTCCAATCAGCCAGAGGAAAGCGTGAGGATAGTTGCAGTGCGAGGATAAGCATGGTACGATTCTCATAGCATGATCTCCAATTCAGATTGTGCTCACGCCTGAGAGTGTTAGCGCACTGCTCAGGCAACAATATTTTCATGCTTCTATTATACCACGATCTCGCCTGTAAAGCCAATTTATCACCTCGCGTTAGCGTGTATGGGATTATGCCCCAAAGTACGTTGAATGTTCTTCCAGGATACAAGATGCTCGCACCTGCACTCTTTGCAATAGAGGTATAAGCCTTGCTCGCTCATACGTGCCAAGAGCTTATTCGTGTCCTCACATCGCACTGATTGCGCCTGTTGCCTTGTCTCTAAATCCATGAGCTTTTACTTCCCGTTGGCTTTGTCGAATGCGTCTTTTTCGGCTTCATGCTTGATCTGAAACCACGCAACCCAATCGATAAACTCTGACATGCCGATGATCTGCTTGGTTGCCGCCACGCTCGTGTGCGTGACCTCGAATGCTAGCCAATGCCAGGTTATCTCGTCTTTACTAGCCTCTAATTTTTTTTTGCGTCGGCTACTGCGTTGGCGGTAAAGCCAAAGAACGCGCTCACCTGCTCGCCCAGAGTCGCTAGTTTGGTTGCTCCCAGATTGGCGATTGCATCTCTGTCGGCAGGCTGGAAAATCAGTTCGTTGGTTGCCTTGTTCGCAAGACATTGCACAATGAGCGCCGCAGTGGTGGTCACATCATCTTGACCGCTCTTGGTTGCTTGCTTTTGCAGGATGCCCAGATTGACGCCTGGTACATCTTTGATGATCAGCTCAGTACCAGCCTCCAGGTGTGGCGCAAGCCAGTCAGGAATGGCAATATCAGCCGTCTTTTCAGGAGCGTTCAGAAACGCCGTTCTAATTGCATTGGTATCCATGTATTTACTTTCTAGACATACTGACCAGCAAAGTAGTAGAGCTGGCCTGTTACGGTATAAGTAAGACTCTCTTCTTCCAGCGCATTCACCGCGACCTTGATATCATCCCCTTTTAAGTACGCGAAGCCTTCAAATCGCTCTGTGGCATTTCTACCAGTCATGCAAGACACAACAAAAGCCGTGTTTGCCGTGATCTGATTGGAAAATGTGAGATCAGAATAGAATTGCGTGAGTTTGACATCAGCCCCAAGCATCCCAGGTGTGTACGTTTTCCACTGCGAGCCAAAGGTTGTACTATCGTACAAATCAAGTGCAGGTGTGGCTTCCCACTGCTTCATGTTGGCAAAAGTCGAAAATGGGAGATACGCACCTGAACTGATACGGCATGAAGGAGTCCCACCTGTAACCGCGCTCGCAAAGAACACCTGTCCAGTCACGTAGCGAATGGTGTATGTACTTGGGCTTGCTGTGCTCCACGTGACGCCATCAGGTGCCGTTTGCACAACAAACGCAGCAGTACGATCCCAATAGCGTTTTGTGGCGAATGAGCCACTACTGATATTGAAGGTCTTATGATCGCCTGCGTCAGTCAACACCTCGTTCGTGAGTGCAACATTTGGCGTGGAGGTAATGACCACCGATCCATTAAAACCGGCTATAGGCGTTCCCATAGATCACCACCTTTAAGCGTATGTAACCGCGCCTGTGAACGTCAGCGTCAGGCTTGCCTCTTCAGGAGCATTCACCGGATCTTTGATATCAATGCCCTTCACATATGCCGTACCGCTATACGTGTGAACAGCCGCGCTACCAGCGTTTGATGTGAGCAATGAGAGCGAAACGCTTGTGCCGTTCAACAAAGCGTTTTGAATAGCAACCTGGCCAGTGCTATCGGTCAAATCGAAAAACACATCGATTTTTGCATCAGAGCCAAGCAAGCCTGGAATGTATTGCTTCCACTGATTGCCAAATACGCTTACGTCGTACAAATCTGCTGCAAGTGGCAACTCCCACTGTTTCACATTTGCTACGGTGTTGGTGGAAATCTTCACCACGCCGCCGTATCCTGCTACTGCGCTTCCCATGTATGTGATCCTCCCTGAGAGAGTGATAAGACAACGAAATGAGAACTTGTCAGGCTGACTAGCCTTGCGTATAAAACTTGTAGCGCAACATTACGCGCCGTGTGAGTCCATCAGGCTCTACCATTTGCATAGTATTGTTGATGAGCGTCATGTAATTGGTAAAATCTACCATACTAAATGATTGCTCGTTCGTTAGCGTATCTATGCGGCTAGCAATCGCCTGAGCCTCCTTAAAGCCTTGGCGCTGACTCCAGATATCAATCTGTACAAGCAAGTCGTTAGCCTTGCCGTATGGCATCGTGAGCGCCGTTCCAACCGAGCCAGTGATCGAGTTGATTACCACAACCGGAAACGCTTGATTGGTCGGCACAGCGTCAAAGATATTCCAGGTTGGCGAAACCGCTCCTGTAATCAATCCTTGCAGCGTTGTGTCAGCCCGGTACGCCGTCATAAGCGCCGTAACAAGCTCGCTTTGTGGTAATGCCATCGTGCTATCTCAACTTCTTTAGCTTTTCCATGAGTTCAGCCTTAGCTTGCTCATAGGCTGGTCCCATGAACGGTTGCGCCGCTTGCTTATAAGTTCCTGCCTCGACAAAAATCGCGTAATTTACCGTTGTTTCAACAATACATTTCTGCGAGCCTTTGTTTTCGTATTGGATGCTACTCCTGAGGCGGCCTGTATCCACAGGACAAGCGATCTTTGCGTATTTTGCACAATCAATTCCAGCGCCTTGCACCGCCTGATCGATTTGCGATTCCATCTGCGCAAACTTCTGGCCAACCTGAGATAAAAGTTGCTCTAGACCTGTCACGCCAATTACAGCCATTAGCTCACCTTCTCCGTACCCTCGGATTGGTACTCTATGAGCGGCATCAGTATCTTGATGTGCTCCATGTCCATATCGATTGCATCAAGGATTTGAAAGCGCCTGCCATCAAGCAAGAGTGTCATAGTGCCATCGATAGCCGTATCGTTTCTCCATCGCATCTCTGCGAAGTGCTTAGCAGTCGGATACAACTGGCCTGCAAAGTATGGCCTGGTAGAGCCACGCCCAAAGTTTGCGCTGTACAGATGCACATATGGGCTGCATACCGTTATCCACTGACCATCTGCGCTATTGCCGCCTTGCCCATCGTCAACACGTGCTGCTGGAGCCTGTATCTGCGCTGGTCGGTTGTATACGCCTGAGTCGGTACGGTTATCTCTGGGCATCGCTTACTTGCGCTCCTTGGGAGGATATGCCACACCGAAACGAAGCTCTTGAATAAGTTGCGTTTCTCGCTCAGCAACCACTTTCCTTGCAATCTCTCGGATTGCCTCGACTTGCTCCTCTGTGAATGGAGCGCTAGCCGCTTTCTCTGGCTTGTGTTCTTTGTGCTCAGTCATTGCTTATCCTATCCATGCGCCATATGGAGGCAAGAACGCTTGCTCTTGCTCCTTTGGCTTCTCAATTGGCTTAACAGGCTTCTTCGCCTTTGGTGGACGCTTCTGCTTTTTCATATCCATGCGCTCGCAATACGCTTGCTCAAGAACTTACTTTCGATCTCTGCTATCTGCTCCTTTGGAGCACTGCCGTCTCGATAGTCATACCAGCACGAAATGAGTTCAAGCATGGTTTGCTTCAAATCGCCTGGAAGCGGGAATGTGGTAGAGCCATAGCCACACCAGAACGTGAACCTCCAGAAATTAGCTGTGAGCGGTGATTGAAAGTAGAACCTTGCAGGCTCTTGGTCGTTGTCAATCCAGGCCGTTGTAAACGTCGTTGGAATGCCAGTCAAGAATGTGCTCCACGTATCAAAAGCCGTGATCTTTGTCTCTACCAGCACACTTTGAGTCATATCGATTGGCGCGGCAGGTAAATCAAAGTAGAACATCGATGCCCCAAACGGGTTCGCTCCAAGCTGTTCCTGGTATTGATACCAGTCTGGACCGTGATCGATTGGGCCGCTCAGTTGACCGCCTTGTGGCCTGGTGATTGGATACGTGGCTTGCAACTGCTGAGAAGCAAGAGCGCGGCCTGTCAACGTCTCAGCACGAATGCGCACGCGATTGATAATTCCGGTTATCAGCGCGTCTTTACTCGTGAAGTCGATGTTCAGCCAGTCCTTGACCTCCGTAAGCGTCAATGGCTCAACGCTTGCAGGTGTCAGGACGATATAGCCAGTGCTTCCCAGAACAGTGCCAGCCATGATTACCTCTTACCTATAACTGATGGTGAAATCACCGGGCAGCGTACCCGATGCCGTGACAATCGTCAGGCCGTTCGTGAACGCGATATCGTACTCATACACAGCGCCTTGTACTGGGCTGGTATGTGTGCCAATCTTCGTGCCACTCGCGGTCGTACTGTCATAGATCGTGATGCTCTGGCCAGTGCCAGTTGGCGCGGTGTTGACCGTACACCAGTGCAGCGTACCAGCGCCGCTCTTGACGGTTGTGGTCGTGTTGGTCGTGATGTTGTTGTACAAAAACGACTCGTTCATGACCGCAATTGGAAAATTAGGCACAACTGGATAAGGCATACTTCACCTCCTGCTATCGATAGGTCACGGTGTAGTCGCCAGTGCCAACCTGAACAATCGTCAGGCCAGTATTGAAGACCACATCATAGAAGAAGGAAGCACCAGCCGCGATTGCGGTGCCTGAGATCGTGCCAATTTTCGTGCCGCTTCCAGCCGTGTTGTCATAGATCGTCAGAGACGGTGTTGTGCCGCCTGCCGTATTGACCACAATCGAGTGCAGCGTGCCAGAGCTAGTTTTCACGTTATAGGTTGCCGCGCCTGTCAGGTTGGAATACGTAAACGACTCGTTAGCCAGTCCAACCGGCTGCGCAGGTGCTACAGGATAAGCCATAGCTTACCTCCTTATACCGCGCTAGGCTGCACACGAGGCAGACCAAGTTCGATGATCACGTCGTAGGTTGCGCCCGTTGTGGTACCTGAGACGGTCGTCACAACGCGCATCCAATCCGAGACACCTTGCACGCCGCCAATGTAGCCGATACGCTGGTTGAGCGACGTGGCCGCGCTGGTGATCGAGGCAGGCTGAGCGTTGCCAGTTGGCAGGCTGTTTGTGTCAAGCGCCTTCACGGCTGTGAAGTTCGTTGGGCTAGTAGCCAGCCACGCAACCAGATCGGTTGCAGGAGCCG